GCAGCAATCGATCCGGTTACAACTGCTGATGCTGTTGCACCTATTGAAACAAAGTTAGTTGTTCCAATTGAAAATACTTTATATGAACTGCCTGAAATAAATGCACCGGCCGCAGTTGTTGAACCTAAAATAGCGCCAGTTACTACACCAGCTTTATAAATTAACGCTCCAGCAGTTACACTAATTGCAGTATCGATAGTAATTAGTGTATTACTACTTACTGCAATTACTTTATATACAACACCGCCTATTCTTACAGCTGAGTTAATTGACAGAGTTGTTAAGAAATTAGTACCAACTCCAGTTACTACTGCTGTAGACGTAGATGCGGCAAGAGTTCCCGTCATAACCACGTCTTGAATAATTCCATTAGCAACAGCAATAACGCCATTCGTTAGGTCCGGCGATTTAAATAAAAATTGCGCAGTAGCAAAACCAGAACCACCATTAGTTATAGATATGCCTGAAACTTGATATGGATTTTCTTCTAAGTAACCATCGCCAGTTACTACTAAATTTGTAAAAGTGCCGCTAAGTCTTTCAAGAATTGGTTCTAATATAGCAACTCTAGATGAAGTACCAGTAATAGTTACAGTTGGTGCGTATGAATAACCAGATCCTTGATTATCTATAGCTACTGCAGTGATTTGACCACTGCTTACGGTTACACTTGCAACAGTTGCATTTACTCCGCCACTTGCAATTGGGATATTTGAGTTTGATAGAGTGATTGTTGGAGGAGCCGCATAACCAGAACCTCCATCTATAATTTTAAATCCAGTAATCTTATACGATGCTATTGGATATTTTGCACCCGGATTGTCAATATTATATGCTACAATAGAACCCTTTGAATAAAATTGATTTGATAACGCTGTAACTATTGGCATAGTAGTTGCAGTCAAAAACTTATTACGTACTGATAGCGGAATAGTGTACATATACTTCCATATGTAGCCATCATCCATTACAATAGCAGTAGTACTAGTGCCAATAGGTCTTTCTGAAGAAGGACTATCATTATTATTATATAAACATTTATAGACATTATAGTCATCTGTAAGACAATAAAATTCAGCAGTTGCTAGAGACGTAGCTCCTGAGAATGCTGGATAATCACTGCTATATTCATTAAACATATCAAACGTATAACCAGCAACCCAATTAATTCTTGGAATAACTGCTGCAATATCATTAGCATCTATTTGTTTATAGAGAAGCATCTCGTTTCTAGTTTCATTTTCATATTCGTATGATTCTGACACTGCTTCTGGAGCTAATTCGTTTGTCCACGGGCCTGCATGACCATATGCATAATAATAATGACTAATATTCGATACGATTTCTGATATAACCGATTTAACTAAATTGGTTTTCAGAGAGAATTTAAGTAGTGATGTTGACATTTATTATTTTCTTTTTAATCGTATACGAATAAATTAAACCATTATTGAATTGTTACAGTCCAAGTAATAGCAATAGAATCGTTTGCAGCTTTATTAACAACATCATATGAAGTTTTGCAAAGCATTGCTGATGCAGTTGTACCAGAACCTTGAACAGGGCCTGAAGCAACGTTAAAGATGCCAGCTTCAATCAATGCACCTGTACCTGTGCCAGCACCAAATGATGCTGCATATGTAACAACTGCGCCAGAAACCGTACCGCCAGAAACCGTTAATGCAACCCGAGCTAATTCTGATAAAGCTGGAGAACCACCAGTAGAAAGTGCCTGATCGCCAATTACTGGAGTTGTCTTAGTTGGGTTTGAACCAACTGTTGCATTACCACCAACTGCCATAAAACCCATTTCAACTGGAATACTAGTAGTCTTCATTCGAGCTGCAATCCATGCTTTACCAATAGTAGTAACAATGTTGGAATACATACGTTCTTCGATTAGTTTACCATCTGGACCGAAATGTGCGATTTGCAAAGTACCACCGCATTCGATAATATTTTGGAATTTTGGAATTAAAATCATTTTTATACCTTTTAAAATTAAGAGATTACTCTCGTGACATGTACTGAATAAACTTCTGCTTCATATGAATGTGAAGTATTAGGATCTGCAGTATCGTTTTGATTGTACGCGCTAAAGTACAATGTTGCTGTGTTTGTATTATTTATACTATCTTGTATACCTTCTTCTGGACCACGAAAGTATGCCACGCCAATTCGTACTTCAGGAAAATTTTGTACATACGTTGAGCCAATTAAAGACCAATCTCCACCAACTACTGTATACTGATCAGTTTTTGTTTCTGGCGTAACACTATTTCCCAATTGTTCAATAATTGGGAAATACGTATCAAATGGAGTTGTTTCACCAGTATAGTTTACATATGTTTTATCTCTATTATAGACTGCGTTGCCTGCACCAGAAACATCACGATTGCCAATAGCTTCTGTAGGATTACTTATAGCACCAAATGGAGATTGTTCTGGTAGATTATCAAAATTAGAATAAGTGTTATCTCTATTATAGACTGCGTTGCCTGCACCAGAAACATCACGATTGCCAATAGCTTCTGTAGGACTAGTTAGTGCATCTGCTGATGATTTAACATTGTCTTTAATGTCTTGAGTGTCAACATGGTTTGCTTGTGTAAGACTATTTTCAATTGGATTACCTGCAGAACCTTTTAATACACCTCTAATGTCTTGAGTGTCAACATGATAAGCTGGTGCATTATCTGTAGATAATTTAACATTGTCTTTAATGTCTGCAGTTATATCATGATAAGCCGGTGTATTATCTGTCGATAATTTAACATTGTCTTTAATGTCTGCAGTTATATCGTGATAAGCTTGTGTAAGACTATTTTCAATTGGATCACCTGCAGAACCTTTTAATACATCTCTAATATCTTGAGTGTCAACATGGTTTGCCGGTGCATTATCCGTCGATAATTTAGTGTTGTCTTTAATGTCTTGAGTGTCAACATGGTTTGCCGGTGCATTATCCGTAGATAATTTAACATTGTCTTTAATGTCTGCAGTTATATCGTGATAAGCTTGTGTAAGACTATTTTCAATTGGATCACCTGCAGAACCCTTAAGCATATCATAATATTTAGATTCTAATATAGTTTGAAATTCTCCATTCGCATCTTCTAATCTTTTAATTACGTCTTTAATGTCTTCAGTATTACTATGATACGCCGTTTGCAATTCACTTAAAAACTTATTCACAGCATTTGCGCTATCATCATCTGTTGCAAATTGCTGATCTGTAAATTGGCGTCTAATAAACGCGTTAAGAGGACTAGCAGATACTAAATACGTGTTTTTAATGTTATATTCGGCAAACATTTCAAACCCAGCAGGGTGTAGTAATGCTTTTATAATATCGCGATAGGATTCTATCTGCTGTTCTACTTTAATAACATATGAGAATAGCTGGTAATACTTCCCATCTTGAATAAATGATTCATCTGAAATAAATCCATCACTCTTTGAATAATATCCAGGATATATAGCAACAGGACCAAGTTCGATTCTTATTTCTGCTAGAGTGTCATCAATAACACTATCATTAGAGTTGTTAGTATAAAATGATGCTATAATTTCGCCTACATATGTTCCATCAGCATAAAATACGTTTTGATTAGCACTTACAGTTGGAGTATACGCTATGTCATACGCAAAATAATCTTGCTTGTTCATATAACCAATATCCATATAACCAGTAGTGTTATCGGAATATGGATTTGTAGTTGTGTATGAACTGGTTGGAAATAAACCAGAAGGATGGCCAGAGCCAACAATGAATTCAGTAATAGGTGTATAGTACGAAAAAGCTTGACGAGTTTTATTACTTAATTTTGCATAAAATACAGATTCATAATCTAACCCAAAACTAATTATCTGAATTTTCTTGATACTACCATTCGTACCAATTTTAGTAATTTTTATCAATGACCCATTACCACTTTCAGATGGCAAATTATATAACGAACCTATTTCAAATCCAGAGCCACTAGTTACAATAGTATATTTTGATGGGCATGGAACAATTGTTCCAGTATCTAAACCATTTTCCGATAAGATTACATTGTCTATGGAGATATCTTCAATATAAGATCTATCGATGAAAACTTCATATATATTTTCACGATAGTATACTACTCGTGGACAGAAGACATAAATGTTTTTCATGTCTGTTCTAATGGTTATAATCTTTCCACCAAGATGAAATAAATTACCAGAAGATTGTTTTACAAATAGTGATTTTTCTTGAATCCAACTGCCATCCGAAGCTCTTAAAATTTGCTTTGATGGATAATATATTTCAGCTTCTTTGTTAAAAAGAATTCTAAATAAAAACTGAAATGATTCACTAGATCCGCGAGTTTTATAAAATTCACGAATACGTTGTAGAATAAATCTTTCGTTCTGAAGAGAATTTGTTGGAAATATCGCAGAAAGTTCTTTTTTAAATCTAATTATAAATTCATCAAGCGTATTTTCAATTGAACGAATATCTTCTAAGTTGCGCTGTTGAGTTTCATCTAAAAATGCATAATACGCTTTTATGAAATTTACAAATACAGCATGTTCTTCCCGAATAAATTCGGGAATTTGTCGTTCTAATGCTATGGAAATCGGCGTTTTGATCATTATGTTCTACTAGACGCAAACTGATGAGTTAAACTTGAGTATTCTTGTACAGCAACAATAGTTAAATAAGTTGAATTTATATCAACAATCTCATTATGTTTTGAGATAATATCGTTAGATTGTGGTTTAATAATAAACTGTAAATCTGATTCTGCTACGCCAGTTACAAATAAATTATTAACAACTATTAGACCAGTTAAATAATTTACAGTTCCAATTTTTAAATTTGTAAATACTTTAGAGTAATTTTGAGGATTATAATAAAATAAACGCAAGTTTCCCACAGCATCATCATCTATATAATACTTAGTGTCAGTAGCATCAACATAAAACGCGTTAGTCATTACTGCTTCTTCTGGAACACCGGAGGAAGCAATTTGATTGCTAATACTTACTGTGTATTTAATCGAAGTATTAAAAACCACATCTACTATTCTTCTTAACTTTATTGTTGTAATATTATTAATAATGCTATTATCTGCATCATCAATTGTTCGTATCAATCTAGAATATCTTAATACGCCATCAAACTTTTGTAACACAGTGTCATTGTAATTAACAATAGATTGACGAACTAGTTCAACTATTTGTGTAGATGATTTATTTGTTAAGTTTGGATTGTAATATACAGTAGTATCTAAATCTACTGTTGTATAAACTGGATCTAATAAAACTGGCGATATTCCTAACATTGATTTAGGAGCAATTATAGATTCAGTGATATAATTCTTTTCGCTAGATGTTAAAAACAAACTAGTTTGTGGTTTAATAGAAATATATATTTTTCCATATATTGGAGGAGACATACTTTCCCCTCCCCAACAATTAATTGAATCTATATTTGGATATGCAGTTTGAATAATGTCAATATAATCACTGGCAGTAACTGCTCTATCTTGAGTTCTATATTTATGTGATACATTATATTTTATTTCATCTGTTGTTTCAGCATCTCTCCCGTTGCTGGCAATACTAGATACTGTTACAACTGGAGTATTCGGCAAATTAGAACCTGCATATGTAAATAACGCAATTCCATTTCCATTAGAACCATTAGTTACCATATATTCTATTGTCACAACTGAACCAACTGCTGGTTCTTCACCTAAATTATCTTTACCAAAATATATTTGATATTTCCCGCCTTCGATTTCTTTAATAAAATAAACTTTACTTGTTGGAACTAATCCTATAATTTTTTCTGAGTGAGAATATGTAGAAGATGTAAATGAACTTGCAACGTCTTGAACAGTTACTTTAATAGTATTAGTGTCAATATTAAGATTCTGAAGAACTATTACAGTATCAGTAAAGATAGTAAATTTTTCAGTGACAGGAGTTCCTTCATAAATTGGAAATGTGCTGAATACAAAATTAACACCATTTGAAATGCCAACATTTTCATTCATGGTATAAAAGTTATAGTCAACACCATTTACTGTTGATGTAAATGGTGTTGACTTTGCTATAGATAGTGTGTTAGAAGTAGAATTACCAATTGCAACAGTCATGCCAATATTAGCTGTTGCACACGTTCTAGATGTAGGCAAATACCCATAATTATTTGCAATGGAAACAACACTATCACGCTTACTAGCGGAATCTAAAAACATCTCATTAATAGCTAAGTTAGTATACATAGCATTGTAATGCGTGTTATACGCCAGAATATCTAATAATACGTTAATAGCAGAACCATCAAAATCATAATCAGTAAATTGATCTTGGCCTTGTAAATACTCTTTTAAATTAGATTTTATATTATCAAAATCTAATTCTGATATATTGATTTTATTAGTTGCCATTAGCGAGTTCTTTCTAGAAATAGATCAACACTTATCGGTGTGCTTGTGTTAACTATGGCGAATACGATAGTTACGTATATTCCGTTATTGTCTGGACTAAGTAACACTGAGACATCAAGAATGTTTGCTCTCGGTTCATATGAAGTGATTGTATTTTCTATAGTCTTCTTAATTAACGCTGATAACATTGGAGTTATAGGTTCAAACATTAGTGCTTTTATTGGAGAACCAATATCACTTCTAAATGGTCTCTCAAAGTTTTTTGTCAATATTAAATTCTTAATAGACTGTTTTATTGCGCTTTCATCGTATTTCTTAGAAACGTCTTTAGTCACAGGATGTGCGATAAAATTCAAATCTAGATCGGAGAATGTTCTTGTTTTAGCCATATGTTATTTATCCACCAATAAAGACTTTACTATAACCTTCATTTATAATATCACCATCATCAAGTGCATCGCCTTTTCTTGCAATATGATGCCCTTCTATGCTTGCTTTACTTGATCCACCAGTTACTATACGCATTTGAGCAGTATGAGTAGAGTTACCTCTAGTATGAAGAGCATATAAAGTTTTTCCTGTAAGAACTACTTTTTTTCCATTCACGCTTGTCTTAGATGATAAACCTGATTGCGGTAATGTCTTAGCCCATGACTCATCCTCATGACCTTTTGAAAGACAATTGTCAAGAGCAATATCAGCCATATATTTATTATGTAACTAGTATGAATTGGCCCATATTGCCAATTCTTTTATGATCACGCATAGTAAATATTTGTTTTCTAGCTCCAGCATATTTAAATGATCCGTGTATCCATACAGTGGTAGCGCCTTGATATTCTAAAATCAACTGATCATATGGAACTAATTGCTGAATTTTGGCAATAGCATCATAATGGCCCTGTCTACCAAGACTAGGAATTACAATATCAACAGCTAAACCAAGATAATGATCGGACGTTTTAGATGATGCTGCCACGTCACCGGGACGTCTAAATGCAGAAGTAATAACTAAATTAGGATATAGATTACGAACTACTTCTAGATAGTTTTCACATAAGCCTTTTAAATTACACACAATTGTTTGGGCCGATAGGCCTTGTTGTGCCACTGGCATTCTACTACCATTAGACGTTAAAGCAGAAAGTTTATAGTTCTTAGATAAGACAAATGATGGTTCGAATGTTTGTTTCATCATGATAATATCACAATTTGCTCCTGGAGGTGTAACATTATTTTCTGGTGCTATAACTGCTTCAGTTTGAGTTCCAGTATTAAGTTCTTCGGACTTGATTGCGCCACTATTAATTTGCTTTTGCTGAAACTTTGTGGAATCACCTTCTTCGGGTGTTTCATATTGTCCAGCACCACCAGCGCTGCGACCAATAACTGTTAGTTGATTAAATTCCGGCATATTCGGTGTTTGCTTAGCTGCTGGTGCAGTAAGTCCTGACTGACTGGCGTTAGATGCGCCATTAGCAATATTGATGAGTGAACCGTCGGCGTGCAAAGTTCCACCAGAATTTATATTGATATTGCCGGTACCACTCATTGTTAATGCACCATTAGATCTAATGTCAACGGTGTCGCCTTCAATAATTACTTGAGCAGCCTTAAGTTTAAATGATTCACTAACAGAAGCATTGAGTGACCCGCTAACATTAAGATTTACGTCATTATATACATTAATGTTTGCAACTCCTCGCACATCTAAGTTTAATCCATTTTTAACGAGAATGTTGCTTGCACCATCAACAGTAACATTTAGCGAACCATTGATTTGCACATACCCGTTTCTTTCATATATCTCATATCCATCACCAATAATACGTGTAACCTGAGTTCCATTAGCATCAATCTCCATGAATGTGCCGGACTTGTGATATAAATGGATTCGTTCAGAATGAGGCGAATCATCAAATTCTAATACGTGCCCAGATTCGGTCATAGACACATGATTAAATGGGTACGCTGCATTATACGGATTTGGTGATTGATCCCAAGTTGTTCCGCCTGCAACTTCAACACCTTTAACTAATGAAGCATCTTTTTTATAAACAATTGTTTTGCTAATTTCTTCGTGCCGTGCTAATCTATTAGTATCAGGTTCATCAATATAAAGTGGATATACACCATTTGGATCACCAAATCCATTAGTACTTGCAGTTGATTGAACAGCTCCCGTAGTGCCAGCTGTAGCATTTCCTGTGGGAGTTGTAGCTACCGCATTAGTTTGATCAGATGGTGGCAATTCTCCCGCAGAATTTGGAACTCCATCACTTAAAAATAAATCTTTTTCAGCTAATCTGCGTTTAGTTAATCCAGCAAGTGTTACACCACCAGCTTTATCCCACTGAAGAAACCCAGATGCTGCGTCTAAATACTTACTAGTGTTTAGATCTTTTAATAACGTAGATTTTGCAAAATTTCCACTACCAACGTTATACACAAAACATGATAGTGCGTCAAACATTGATTGTGTTATCAAGGCACGAGTATTGCGTTTTACTGAAGCTGATGCATCAGCAGTTAAATCTGCTAATAGATATGCTTCAGCTTGAGCAATAGTAATATTAACACCCTGAGTAAGAGGTTGACCGTTTATTTTAGTTGTACCATAGCCAATAGTCCATATGCCAACAGAATCTTGATATGATTGAAGTCTTAATCCTTCAAATCTTTTAATAAGTTCTATACATTTTGCACTTGCAGTAAACTCTACTGCTCTTTTGAGACTATTTGTATTTTCAAGAGTAGGTGCTGGTTCAGTGGTTGTTACTGGTGTTCCATCTCCACTAAGCACTGGATTTCCGCTGCCATCTACAACTATATTGCTTTGTGCATTAGATTCTTTTAATTCGCCGTCAATTTTTAATATCAGTGTTGAATCGTCTACGCTAATATTATTTCCACTCTGCGGAATTCCACCCAGCGATCCAATTATAATAGGATATTGTAAATCTACATCTTGGAATACAATTAGTACTGATGTGCCTTCAACTAAACCAAGAGGAGTTGAACCAATGCCACTCATTGCAGCTGAAGTTATGCTCTGCATTGGATATGCCCACGGCAAATCTTCAGTTGGAAGTTTTTGTTTATCGTGAGTATGAAGTCCAATTATTCTAACTTGGCATCTACCAAGTTTTAACGGATCATATCTATTTTCTACAACGCCGGTATATATCATTCTATCATCGATTCTTTTGATAATTCTAAAATACATGTGTGGCTTTCTCTATCGATCATATGATTGATAGCAGTAACAATGTAATTTCCAGAATAAGTAGTGTCAATAATGCCAGTTTTGGCATTAGTACTCATATCATCAGCACTTGTCATAACAGTTGGTTTATAAACTTCAATATACATTTTTTGTCCAACTGTATAGTCTGTTCTTCCAAATACTTCAATCTCTATTGTAGAAGATCTTAATATCTGAATAGCAGAATTTCTAGATTGTTCAAATGCAACATTGCTAGTATCTGGAAAACCATTATGACTTCCAAAGTGTCTAACTTCAGTTTGTATAGCATTAACTGGACTAACTGGTTTAAAGCTTGTATATAGTGGAAGTTTATTTAAGTGATTAAACTTACTAAATTCATCTGATGCTATATGATCTTTAGCAAAATATTTCTTTTTAACTAAATCATACGCAAATAATCTAGAAGCATACGTGCCGGAATTAGTATATTTCAAAGAATCATAGAGAGTCTTAATTCTAAATTCTATGATTCTTTGATAATCTCTTTCTAAATTTCTAAATGACGTAGGTCCTTCCGTGTCACGAGTGTAATTATCTTTTATAAATTTTTGATATGTATTCTGCGCATATAGTGAATCTAATGATATGAAATTAAATCCAGTTCTATTTTCAAAGAATAAGTAGGAGGCACTCCCATTCTTATTAAGAGCATTAGATGCAATAAAGTTTAAATTTTTAACTGGAGACCAAAAATTTGAAACATACTTTATTGAATTCTTTGTTTGTTCGATATTGTATTTTTTAGTCGTATTTAAACCATCTGTTTTAATAAGAGCCGCCGCAATATCGCTAATATTGCCTTTAAACGCTCTAGACTGTTTAGCATTTATGTCAACAAGAGCTTCGTATGATATACAATGTAACGCATATACAGAATTTCTATCATTTAATAATTGTCTATCACTTAATTTATATACGTAAAATTTGCCTTTTACAATATCAATCTCTTTAGTAAAAGTTGGAGTAGCAAACTCTACATTTATAATTTCTTCTCCACGTAAAGGTAAGGCATTAATAAAATCAAGAGACTCTCGCACTACTATAGTCATAGTAATAAATGGCGAGAACATATCTTCATACATATCTATGCTAAGCATTTGATTCGTAATATCAATTGCAAAGTTGTTAGAAGATACTAACTGCAATTTACGTATTGATATATCACCGGCAAATCTTAACGATTCTGCTATAGTGCTTTGACTCATATCGTATCTTTAAATTCCTTAATTAGTTGTTCAACTAATGCTGGATCGATTATTTTTATTCTACGCTTAGCTTCATTTAAATCAAACTCATATTGATAATTAGATGTTGTTGTGTAATTCTCTGGTATAGTGCATGTTTGCACTTCGGCAAATGTGTTTTCATTTTGTATAGTGACAGTTTCGTTTGGCGCAAATTTACCGTTTCGCAAAGATACTGATAGCGTAATAGTTTCATTATTAGATGCTACTAAAATGTTATCAACTCTTCCAACATATCCATTTGTTTGACTAACTAGTATTTCTCCAACAGCAATGCTACCAATACCACCACCAAGCAAAGCAGACTCTCTAAGAACTAAAATATTCACACCTTCCCGAATAAAACCTTTGTATGCGTAATGGTGTATATGTTCTATCTTACTAAGGCCATATCGTTGTTCAACTAGTGCATCTAATTCAAGTTGACTTATTGGAAAATCATTAATATAGTCATAACGTTGATTAGCTAACATTATTACCCAATGATAATACGGTGTGCCGTAAATCTTTTCTGATACTATTTCTGGAGTTTCACCTTCTCTTATATCATAATAATCATACAAACTAATATTTTCTAGAATCTTTTTACGGAACCTAACATTACGAGTAATGTCAGTTACAATTTGGTAGTTAGTGCCAGCTGTAGTGTCAAAATCATATACTATTTTTGGAAAGTTTGCGAAATACATTATAGGCCTTGTGCAATAAGTTCTTTAGTAAGAATAGTAAGTTCTTTAAATGTCATAGTGATATTAATTTGCGTTGGCATACCACCAGCAAACGTTGTAAAATTACCATTAGGAGTATAATTTACTTGCATTTCTGTCAATACACAGGAAGTGTGTCTATGAATATTCATATTCTCAGCGCCATTATGGTAATACACTATGTCGAATTCCGATGGGTATAGAAACAAGAAATTATTAGCATCTTTATATTCTGGATGCATATGGTATTTAAACGCTGCAATAATGTTTAATACGCCACGAGATTCTGCGGCATTTCTAGGAGAAAAACTATAATCGACACTGAATGTTCTAAAATCTATACCTTTGAATATTTGTTCTTTCATTGGATTTGCAGCTAAACCAGACATTGCTGATATTGCTCCGGCATTAGGTCCTTTAGTTAATGCAACTGATGCTGCAATACCTGAAATTCCTTTAGCAGCAGTTTTTGCCTTATCAGCAATAGACTCACTACTTGTTGCCAATGCTTTAGCAATTTCAATTCCAGTTTGAGCTGCTTGCATTCCAAATGTTTCTTCATCACTCCAGTTAGCACCATATCTAATAGATAATTGATTTGGGACGTGAAGAGCAATTGCTGTTTTTAATCTCTTCTGCGCACGTGAAAATCCAGATGCATTTGCAGCTATAGCTGCTGCGCCTCCGCCCTGTACTGCTGCACCAATTAATCCACCAACAATTGCTCCTTTGCCTAATTTATCGGCAAGTGCGCCGGCAAGTACTCCGCCAGCAGCTGTTCCTTGAGTAGCTCCAATTGCAGTCTGTACTGCCAAAATGCTAGCAGTACTATATTCCTTACCAGTTATTCCCTTTTTTATTCGTTCATTAGTATCAATATCCACTGTTAAACCTGCAGCTGGATTTTCAAGCATTTTTGAAGCTTCATTTA